GCCAGCGAAGGCATCGGCCACCGGATCGAGGCCCTTAATGAAGTGCTGATTTTGGAGTTCTTCGTAACGCATTGGTTTCCCTTTCGTTTCATGCGCGGGCGACTGTGTGCCGCCCGCCCGGTGGAATTGGTTAGCTGCGGGTTTCGACCGTGACGAACGGCGACTGCGTGGCCGAGCCCTTGAACGGCGTCAGCGGCTTGCGTACCATCGAGTGCCCGTTGAAATCCGTGGACCACTTGAACGTCATTTCGTCGTAGATAAAACGGACGTGCATGGACTGAGCCGAGCGCAGCCCGCCCTGGGAAATCGTCACGTACTTGGACATATTCGCCAGAACCACGTCGCCCGCGGTGCCGAGGGTTTCGGCCTGCTCCACGATCACGACCGGGTAACCAAACAGCGTGCCGAAGTACGGCGAGCCGGAAGCGTTGCCGTTGGGCAGGAACACTGGCATCTGGCCGACGGTCATCAGCGGCAGTTGGCCGATGGTGTCGCGGTTGATGAACCAGCGGATCGTGTCGCCGGGGCTGGCGAGCAAGCGGGACAGCATCGACGTGGCGTTTTCAATGACAAAGGTGGCGGCGGTCTGCGCCGATTTCTTGGCCACTGAAACCAGCAGCGAAGCGCCTTCGTAGCTCTGCGTCGCAAATCCAAGGCACTGGCCGACGCCGGTACCGCGCCAGATTTCGTTATCCTTCACGAACGCCATCTCGGACGCAAACGCGCGCTCTAGGATGGTGCTGGTGGCCGGGGCGTTCCGCAACTGCCGGTCCGTCACGTAGGCCAATCCCTTCAGTGTTTCCAGCTTGAGGTCGTGACGGGCAAACTTGGGCTTGGTGGACGTGGGCGCGTCGGCCTCACTGGCACGGTACACACGCACGCCGCCCCAGCGGGAGCCGGTGGCGCGGGAGGTTTCGTCGATGTACGGCAGCTCGATACCGTCCGAGCCTTCGCCAATCGGCACATCGAACGCCAGCGGCGCGATCTGCCCGATTTCGGCGGCCTTCTGCATCAGGACCGTCGAGAAGTCGGTGCTAACCAAATACCCGCCTTCGCTCGGGACAGTCGAATTGACGCCCGAGGCCGCGAGGTTCGTCTCGAACAAGCGCTTGTCGATCTGCCCGCCGTGGCCCTGGAAGGAACCGGCAGGGCTCATCGCGTGCGCAATAGCCGCAAGTTGCTCGCCGAAGTTGGCAAACGGCCGCTTCGCTTCGTTGTCGCTGATGACGCGGCCAGGTTCGCGGGTCGCATTGGCCTTCGCCAGCTTTTCCATTTCCGCAAAGGCGCTGAGCTGCTCGTTAACCTCTTCCTCTTCGGCAATAACTGCCTTTGTAGCGGCGAGGTGTTCTTTGATATTGTCGGGCTCGGCGATGGCGGTCAGCGCCTCGCGTTTGGCTTTGAGCGCGGCAAGCTGTTCAAGCAATTGCTTCTTCTTCATGTTGGCTCCAGTGCGCGCGTCCTTGCACCGGCATTGAATGCCAGTGGCGCGCGTGTGTTGGTTGATATTCAGCGAGCGGATGAGCGGAGTCGAATGTATTCGTACTCAGCACGCGCTTTGCTGTCGTCTGCGTTGCTGGCCGCGCCAGTGGGTGCAGAAAGGTCGGTGAAAAGTTCTGCTGGTACTTCCATTTGGCAGTCACTCAGGAATTGGGCGGATGGGTCAGCCCCGCGCGAGACGAGGGAGACGTGGAACGGCTGCCACTTGGTAGCGCGAAGGTGCGGAATGCCAGTCTCGACCGGTTCGGCCTTTACGAGTTCACCGGTGATTCGCGCGCCCATGGAGACGTTGGCCAGCACGCCGCTTTTGATGTCGCCGATGAGCCCGGCCATCTCCTGTCGGTCTGAGAAGCGGACGAAAGCCCGACCGGCTCCTTTGATTTCGGCGCGCTCGATGACGCCTAAAGTGTGGTCGATGTCTTCGACGTGATCCACTACGAACGGAGCCCGGCCGCTATTTAGGAGAGAAAGATCCACCGCGCCCGGCTCCATGGAAAACGAGAGGTGAAACATCTTCCGGCCATCAGTGCGCAGCACGGGCGTGCCAGCGTAGAACATGATTTCGCGCGGTGCTTTCGCGTCGGCACTTTCGGCGAGGACTTGCCCGTCAAGGATGAATGTCGTTTTCACTGCGCCACCGCCTTCTGTTGTGTCTGCCCGGCCATCGCCACCGGGATCATCGCGCCCTGCACCATGTACACTTCGCCGCCGTCGTAAGGGTTGCGGTTGTCGATGGCGCGGATTTCGTTGGCGTTCAAAACGCCGATATTCCGCATGGCGGAAAGGTAAGCCGCGCGGCCCGCGGAATCCCCGCGCATGAGTGCATCCAAATTGAACTCGGCATAGACTCGCTCAGACTCGCGCGGCCCGAATAGCTGCATGTTGATGCGCCGTTCGATACGGGTGCACTCGGGCCGGATGGTGTTGGTTGCCCACTCCAGGCCCTGGTGTTCGATGTTGTTGTTGGTGCTCCTCGCTAATTCGCCGATCATATGCAGCGGCACGCGATAGGCGCGGGCGATCTCTTCGATCTGGAACTTGCGGAGTTCAAGGTACTGCATGTCCGTGTGATTCACGGGCACGGTTTTGATCTCCATTCCGCCGTCGAGAATGCCCAGCTTGCCGGCGTTCTTGACGCCGCCGAAGCGCTGCATCATGTAGTCGAGGAGCTGGAATTTTGACTTATCAGAAATCGCGTTCGGCCCGGTGATGTACGCCATCGGCGCCGCATTGTTGCGGAAGTAGTTCGCCCCGTAGGTTTCGGCGGAGGCGGCGAGGTCAAGCGACTGGCGCATGTAGGCCAGCGGATTCATGCCCTTGAGCCGCGTCACGCCGTCGTAGCCCATGCCGGGGATGTGGAGGATGTCGCCCTGCACGTACTCGCGCGTGACGGCGCCTTCGCGGTAAAGGAAGACCAGTAGCCCGGTTTCGGCGTCCTTGCGCACGTCCATGCGGCTGGAGTCGAGCGGGATCAGCTCGCGCACCTTGCCGCGGCCGTCAAGTTGGATGAGCGCGTAGAAGTTGCCGTCCGTGCAGAGGGACTGCTCGGCCACCTGCCAGAACTCAAAGGCGCTCATGGCGTCATTGGGGGCGTCGTGGAGGAGATAGTACAGTTCGTGGTCCCGCGCGAGTTCGCGGCCGTCGCCGGTACGCCTGAAGACCTGGCATGGCAGAGAGCCGATGGTTTCTGAGCGCAAGCGCACGCAAGCGTTCACCGCATTGATGCGAAGGGCGGCCTCGCTGCTATCAAACTGACCGAGAAATGAGCCGAAGGACGGCGTAACCGAGCGATACCAGAAGTCAGAGTCAGGCGGTTCAGAGGCCCCGAGCTTAGTTAGTAATTTGCCAAAAAGGTTCAAGGTTGCCTCCTTCCCATATGGATTTTATCGGCTGGCCGATAATTGCAATCCCCGTAGCCATCGCAATGGCAATCACCGGGTCGATTCGCTTCGAATTCTTCATGCGCTCGGGTTTCACCGGCTTGATGAGGTCACCAGGCGCCTGCGTGATCTGCGTGCAGTCAACGGACCAGCGGACCAGCGGCGATCCTTCATGAACGGCGGCCCGGTCGTAGACCAGCTTTTCAAACCGCCTGCAGGCCGGGCTCATTGACTGGTAGCCCTGCCCGAAGTCGATCACGTCTAGGCCAGCGTCTTGCAATTCGCGGGCGGTGTCGCGCGCGCCGTAGCGGTCAAACGCTATGGCCTTGATTTCGTATTCTTCGGCCAGTTCTTTGATGTGGGCGGTGACATAGCGCCAGTCGGTTGTAGTTCCCGGAGTAAGCCGGATGTGGCCGTCAGCCGCCCACTGTGCGTAGGGTACGCCGTCGCGTTTGCTCCGGTCCTCGATACGCTCGCCGGGCAGGTATGCCCAGACTTTGTAATAGACTTTTTCTCCCACCGGCCAGCACAGCGCGAAGGCCGTGAGATCGTGAACCGCGGCAAGGTCGAGCCCGCCGTAACAGGGATATCGGCGAAGTTCCGCCCAGTCAATCGGCGTGGGTGATGCGCAGTCGTCCCATTCGTGAATTGGAATCCATTGGGTTTCTGCGGAGGTCCACTGGTTCAGGTACAGGCGCCGGAACTGGTTTTGCAGGTCCGGGCGGGCCATGGCCTCGTCAAACTTGCGC